CCGGTGACAACACCACGCTGCTTGCCGTAAACAGTCGTGTCAGTGCCGCCGATGGTTGAGGAATAGGCAAGCTTCTTCATGCCCCATTTGCCGAACATGCCGAGACCTTCGACCTGTCCGTAGTCGTCTTCCTGCTCGCGTGAGCGATAACGGGACTTGATCGCCCAGCCGAGCGCTTCCTGTCCACAAAGATAGACCGGATAAACGTTGGCGCCGGCGTTACCGATGCCGGTGTAGACAGGCATATCGTCGACTTCGTGGATGATCACGCCATCCATTTCGCGGTCGCCGCCCATGAAGATCGACTCGTTACGCTTGACGACAGTTACCTGCGTCTCAGTTACACGAACCGATTTCTTGTAATCCCGCATAAGGCGAGGGTGAACGAACAGGACAAAGAAACGTTGGTTTGATCGTTCTTTGACTTCGACCGGTGTAATACGCGGACTTGCGGACAATGCGATTGCCTTGAGGTCGATAACCGCATCCATGGTGAGGATGTCGTTGGTGGTATCGACGTTGGCAGCAGCTGTCGCGAACGTGGCCGAATAGTTCGCAGTACTATTACCGAACAGAACGCGGTCAACGTTGTTAGTCACCCACGTATTCTTATCGGCAGCGGCTGCTGTATCGAAGGGAACGTCGCAGTTAGCGCCGACATCCCCGAGACGATCAATGGTTTCCCATTTTACGTCCTCATTCGACCAGGTTTTGAGCGTGGTGCGCGATGCGTCACGGAGATTGATCGCCGCAAGATCGACATCCAGCTCGTGCAGCGAAATGCCCTTCTTGCGCATGCGCCAGAAGACCTTATCGCCGTATTCGCCGAGAACATCCTCATGACCGCGCAGCGGTTGACGATCATAGATCGTGCCCCGCTTTAGGTTGGTAATGAATTCGAACGTGATGCCATTACCGCGTCGGGAGGCAAAGTCCTCCTTCATCCGGATGATATTGTTCGGAGACGTCCCCGCATACTGCGAGAACGGATTAGACTGGAAGAATTCAGTCGAGTATTCGTCATCCCAAATCGTGGGAGACAAATTCGCATTAACGCGAGTCTCAGCCATTGTATTGCCTCATAGAGGCGGCGATTTATCGTCCGCCCATAATTTCAGAGAGAGGTTTTGGCCCTGAGAACGCCACGGCTGCGCGCGGCCCGTTGTTACGGGCAGCTGCAAATGACGATGGCATTGCTTGGGGCGGTTGCTGATTCTGAGAAGGTTGCTGTGATACCTGTTGACCGCCTTGGGCAGCCATTCGGCGTTCGACCTCGGCCGTAATGAAGGCCTCCGGGTCGTCGCCATAGGTTTTCAGCGCACTCTGCTCTTTGTGCCAACGCACGAGCTCGCCGTAGGGATGAGGATTGTTCATGATCCGCAAATACGTCGCGTGCATCCCTTGTGGGTTTGCATCGACGCGTTGCGTCAGGTCTTTCATCGCACTATTGACGATTTCTTCGCCAAACTTGTCCGACGCCATCATACGAGAGAAGTTTTCTACGATCTGGCTCTGTGACTGAGTGATCGGCGAAAGAGCTCTTTCCAAACGAGCATCAAGAGCACCATCTGGATTTTCGAAAAAATCCGGTAGCGGTTTCGGCGCTTCGGCCTGTTGGGGCCGCTGCTGAAACTGCTGCAACTGGCGCATGGTCTGTTGAAGCTGTCCTTCAAGCGTTGAATAACGCTCGTTGAACTTCTCTTCAGCTTTTGCCATTCGAGCGTCGAAAGCTTGCTGGGGGATGAACCCCGGCGGCGGCTTATCGGGCTCTTGCTGTTGCGGCGCTTGAGGTTCGGCCTGTTGTTGAGCTTGCTGGGCTTCTTGCTCGGCCTGCTCTCTAGCCTGGCTTGCAAAACGTCCCCGCTCATCGCGGCCGTCTTCTCGTTGCTGTTCGCTCGGCTCCTGTGTTTCAACAGGGCGCGAGTCCATGATTGCATCCAAAGTCTGCATTGGCACTTCTCCGATATCGCTGTGAGTTGCGGACGCCCGATTAGGCCCGGCATCGGCCATCGCCCTTGAAGCTGGCGGCGCTATCGCCCGTGACCCGGCGGCGGTACTAAAAAGCTACTAAACTGGTGTGCGCTGAGCGTTCTGCTCATGACGCTGCTGGTCCTGCCAAGCGGGCGTCTCACGCAAACGATGGCCGTGATCTGCGATCGCAAAGCCGATCTCAGCCAAGTTTCTCTTTGCCTGCGCTTCCTTATGGTTGGCGCTGGCGTTCTTGTCCCTGATATCCGCAACAGCTTGTGCTGCGGCGAAGCCTGGCGGCAACTGCTCGCCAGATGGCATGCCTTCGGTACGGGCCCTGGACAGGTTGAGAGCGACCTTTGATTTGGTTTCCTCAACCTTTGCAGCTTCGCCAGCCAAAGCGATCTGTTGCGCCTGCTGTTGTTGCGGGCTTGGTTGGCCGGCCTGTTGCAGTACCTTGGAGATCTTGCCCTTGTTGCGAAGATTGGACATTTCTAGCCATGCTTGCGCTGGCAATTGCTGAAGCGACGGAACAACCTTCGCAAGTTCAGTCATTTTACCGAACTCTTCGTCCTGCATCGTGCCAGCATGCGGCGCTTCACCGACATCGATATCGACATCGATCTGCGATAGCTGGTTCTGGATCGCTGGCTGTCCAGTTTGAGGATCGATAACTGGTTGGCCCATTTCATCGGTGGTGGGAATATTGAACCCGACCCAACGTGCATTCTGCATGTCGTCGGTAACGCTGATCCACTGCTCGGCGGTCCAGAATTGACGAATGCGGTTCCAAATCTTGCGATACAGCTGCAAGTCCATGTCGTGCAGGATGTCAAAGACCGGATTAGCTTCGATTGATCCGCCTTGCTGGTTGGCAAGGATCGCCCTACCCGACTGATCGGCGCCGCCCTTACCCATTAACGAGGCGTTTGGGCCCTGCGCTAGAAAACGCGCCTCATGTTGCTGCAACAACTCGAACTGCTTGTCGGCCATATCCCCGGTTGGGATGATGCCGAACTGCTTACCGAACTCTACCCCTGGCGCGAGAACGACATCGCCGTCGGCCTTCGCCAACTGTCGGCGCATCTCCAGCGGAGACTGTGAGCCGAGCGCCGACTCCGTGCGGAATGTCTGCCGCGTCGAAATGAGATGCTGGAACTTGGTGGTTCGATGATTGACGCCATCCTGCAAATCGATGAGATCGCGAATTTCGCCATATCTGTTGTTGTCTCTATCGACGTTCGCCGAGCCCCAGGCATAGGGGTCTTCAGGCTGACCGTACTCATCGAGCCAGGGTGATGGTCCGTAGTTTAACAACCCACCCTTGGTGAACTCTGCGAAGCAGACCTGATCTGTTCCCAGATGCTTGAAGTAAATCTGAACGACCCGAACACGCCAACGCTTGTTGTAGCTTACCCAAGTCGTGGTTCGAGGCTTGTCATCGAACGATCCGCCTGATTGTCCAAAGGACACGGTCTCATCGAAAACCTGGCCGGCGTCCTTACCGTACTTTGCGATCGCCTCTTCGCGATCCATCCACAAAACAAGGAATTTATAGTTGGCGTCGCCATACATCTCATCCGCCGAATAAGGATCAGCGCCCATCCGGTCCCAGGGGCATCGCCTGATAACGACAACCGGGTTCTTGCTCCCCTGTCGCTGCTCTACGACGACTTCGTAGCCGCCCCAACCGGCCGACAGCACATCCTTAAATACCTTGGACCTGATCCGGTTAAACCGGTTTTGATCGCACACAAATCGCAGCGCATCCGTGCAAGAATTAGCGTCTTGTTCATGTTGAGGCGTTCGCGGCGATGCCTTCGGATCGGTTCTGCGGCTTTGCTCCAAGCCCTGCAAATACCTAATCTTGGGCTTGATGTGGTTATCCATGATCGCGGCCTGGCCGCGCTTGCGTAGTTTCGCTGCTTCTTTCTCAGTCCATTGCTTGCCGTCGTAATAGTCTACGTCGCGCTCGGCCTTTTGCGTATTTGATCGGCTCGAATCCTCAGCCTCCTCGAACTTATCGACAAGGCGCGCGTGTTCGCTGTCCCAATCGATCTCCGGTGCTGAAGCCTCCGGTTCTTGATATTGGGAGAGCTGGAGAACTTCACCCATCAGATAGCTGTCTTCCAATCATCCGCGTCATCGTCGTCGCCACCATCGAACTTGCCGAAGTAGTCGGCCTTGCGCGGGAGATCATGTGGGCGCTTCTTTTCTGGCCTGACGCCATTGGTCATCTTGTCGAGTAGCTGGCCTATGAGTCCGAGGGCATCAACTTGATCGTCATGTTTCCCAGCTGGGAATGAAAGAAGTTCGCCTCGTAGTTCGGGATACCATGTGGCGTTGAATGGAACGTACAGCCCTTCCAGTGCCATCCGACCTCGGATAGACTGCGCTCGAATTCCTTTATCGCCACGTGTAGGGAACTGCTCTCGGAAGACATAAGCGCCACGCTCGCGTTGCCGACGGTCTAGAAACGGTCCAACGCCCGACCGTATTTGACCCTGCTCTTCAGCCCAGCCCATTGGACGCCATTGCTTGACGAGATCGCAGAAGGCTTCGACCCATTCATCGGACGAGGCTTGCTTGCGCCACAAATCGAGCAGGTACATCCGGCCTTCGGGATCAAGGCCAACAACCGCATGACAAGTGAAATCCCCACCGTCTGCCGTGACCGCGTAGTCCGACCCGCCATAAACGCGGAGCGTTTTAAGGTCCGGCGCTTTGTCATATGGCTTCAGCCAATCGGCTTTGAAGTAGTCGCCTTCTTCAGGCGCGGGGCGTTGCTGATAGAGAGCTGACCAATCGCGAGGACCGATCGCAGCTCTAATGCGCTCGAGTGATTTTTCGTTGTACCACTCCGGCCATAGCGCGTTCCTTGCCTCGTCAAGTGCAGGAAGATCAAGGACGTCCCACTTATCGCCGCCTTGTGCATTCAACAGCCGGCCAGCCAGGTCATCCTCATGCCAGCGTGTCTGAATTAGAACAACCGCACCCCCTGGCATCAACCGCGTGTACGCCGTTGAGGTGTACCAATCCCACACACGCTGTCGGCGTAACTCGCTGTCAGCCTCCTCACGATCTTTAAACGGATCATCGATCAACAGAACGTGAGCGCCACGGCCCGTAACAGCCGTTCCCACGCCGGCCGCGACATATGCCCCGCCTTGATCAGTATTCCAGCGCTCCGCAGCTCGGCTGTCCTCTCTAAGCCTCGTATCGAACACAGCCGCATATTCGCGACTGGCGACGATGTTGCGGACCTCCCGGCCAAAATCGCTGGCAAGGTCGCTATTGTAGGATGCCGCGATGATCTGCCGCTTTGGATTTCGGCCAAGATACCAGGCTGGGAAACGTCGTGATGCTAATTCAGACTTTCCGTGCCGAGGTGGCATAAAAATAGCGAGGCGATCAATCTCACCTCGCTCTACAGCTTCTAGCTTATCTGCAATCCGTTTATGATGCGCCGCACTGACATAAGCGTCGTTCGTGTATTCAGTGAACGCTATCAGGCTCTCCGCCGCGTCCTTCCG